TGATGCCGCGCACTTGGTTTTAGAGTGATGGTCACTTGGTTCTGGAGCATTTTTCCGGCCGACGACGTTGCCCGCCGCCGGCTTGGTTTAGCACCCCGCCGGCTGATCGCGTCCTCGCGGTTGCCGGTGGTCATACCGACATTGGCCGCGATCATGTCCCCGCCGGCCGGCTGAGCCCGGCCATCGTCGCATCGACCTGATCCGTGGTGGTGATGGCGCCAGCCATGATGGCCGTCCCGGCCGCCGCTGCCTTGTCATAGAGCGCCTGGACATGAGCGCCCACCGCCGCCACGAACTCGATCACTTCGGCCGGCGCTACGACGTGGCTCGACCAATCGGCATTATAGTAGGCGCGGGTGGGCATGTGGGCGTTGAGGGCTGGCGTGGTGGCCCATTGGGTCAAACCGTTGATGCCGGTCAAGCTATCCTGGTCGCAGCAGGTGGTCAGGGTGGTGCTGCCGTCCGAGAGGGTATAGCTGAAGGGTGCGGCGAGCATCGCCCGCTGTTTGGCTGCGACGTAGGCGGCCAGGTCCGCGGGGGTGACCTGCGGGGGCGGGGGCGGAGCGAAGAGCCCATCCGAGTAGCCACTACCGACAGCAACCGTTTCTCCGGCCGGAACCTCGACGCATGTGACAACCAGTTCGGCCGTATACATATCAGACAGGGGCCGGCCCGGCGGCACGGTGATGATCTCGACGACCTGACTGGAGACGATCCTGGCATAAGCCTTCATGGCATTCCCCCTGCTGGGCAATACTTGGTCAACACAATTGGGCAGTATCGGATCAATAACTGACTTCGACGGCTCCTGCCGCACCCCAGGTTCCGGGTCCATTGCTGCCTTGGGTGCCATAGCCGCCGCCGCCGCCGCCGGGCCAGATGCCGTTGCCGGCCGCCCCGCCGTTGCCGCCGAAAGCGCCTGATCCGCCACCGGGCGCCGATCCGCCGGCGCCGCCGGTGCCGCCGATGCCGGGACCGCCGGTCTGGCCGGTGATGTTGAGATCGCCGGCCGATCCCGAGCCGCCGGCGCCGCCGGTGCCCGCGACACTGCTCCAGGTTCCGCCCGCGCCGCCCGTCGCACTGACGTACGCCCCGAAGCTGCTGGTGCCGCCCGCGCCGCCCGAGCTGACGTAGTTTCCAGCCGGCCCCTGGCCGCCAACCGTAACAGTGATGGCCTGCCCTGGTGTCACCGCGACCCGCTTTTCCGCGTAGCCGCCGCCGCCGCCGCCGCCCGATCCGTACGCCGCCGAATTGCTGCCGGCGCCGCCGCCACCGCCGCCCCACACGCGCACCTTTACTCGATACACACCGGCGGGCACGGTCCACGTCGTCGTGCCTGAGGCAAAGACGACGACGCCGGTGGGCGCGTTAGCCACTGTCAGGAGTTGGTAATAGGTCCCGCTGTACACCAGTTGCGCGACCATGCCGGCCACCAGCTCGCCGCCGCTCAGGTCCGCGCCGTTGGGCAGTTTGATGGCGGCGGCGGCGGCGCCATTGGCGCTGAAAGTGGAGGCGCCGGTGTTGGTGTTGGAAATCTTGAGTCTCACCGTCAGGCCGGCGAAGGGGGCCGTAATTGCCGGTGACAAGTTTGCCGCATAGCTATTGGCAGTGCCGGTGTCCGCGGCAAAGTTGCCGGTCTGGCCCTGCACGAGCCATTTGATGGCCGCCAGCAGCTGCGCGTTGTTGGCCCGGTCGGGCGCGATCCCGGCCGCGGCCAGGATCGCGATCAGCTCTTCCTGAACGGTATTGTACCACTCGTAGCCGGGGGGCGTCGCTGCCTGCCCCGTCGTCGGATCGCCGCCGGTAAAATACCCCGGCGCTCCCGGGCTGGCCGGCGGCGCCGGCATGATGGCGACCGCGGCCGCCCTGGTCACGCGCTGCATTTAGGATCCCCCATAGCCGAACAAAACCGTGGTGTGGGCCGGCGCGGCCCGACGGATGACGCACTCCAGGATGGCATTGCCCCAGTCGCGCAGCGGCGTCTCGCAGTCGCTCTCGCAGGTCAGGTCAAGGATCGGCACCGCCGCGGCATTGACGCGCCAGGTAAACCGCCAGCCCTCGTCGTTGACCGGGCGCTCGCAGCTCGCCTCGCAGGTGTGAGGCTCGAACTCGGTGATGCTAACCGTGAAGCCGTAGCGGGCCGCGAGGCCGATAAAGAAGGCCCGGCTCTGGCCGCCCGGCCGGCCGGTCAGCGTGGCCACCACCCGCTGGCGCCGACCGTCGAGCGAGAGGGCGGGTCCGGCGCAGGGGTCGGGCTGGCCGGTGTCGGCCTCCCACTCGGCGAGCAGCTCGATGGCGGCGCGTGGGTCGGCCTCGGCCAGCAGCTCGTTGCCACGGGCGTCGAGGCGCGCCAGTTGGCCCGCCGACACCGACAGCACCCGCCCGAGCACGCTGCCCGGGTCGGTCGGCCACGCTCCGCCCGGCGGCAGCAGCGCCATCAGCTGGGCCAGATAGGCATCGGCCGAGCGGCTCACGGATACACCGTCCAGGTGATCGCGCCGGGCACGGCCAGATGGCCGGGTGCGGCGACGATGTCGGCGGCGGGCGCGACCAGCTTGTGGCGGTATTCGCCGTTGACGGCGGCGATCTCGGCCGAGAGCCGCGAGAGATAGATCGTGCCGCCCGGCGCCGCCTCGCGCCGGAAGAAGTCGGCCAGCGCCGCCGTCACCGCCGCCTGGACCGCCGCGGTATTGGGCTGGACGCCGATGGTGAAGGCGATGGCGTCCAGGGTCGGCGCGAACATCGTGCAGGCGGCGGTGACCGGCCGCACCGCATCGAGTGCGGCCTGGACCGCGGCCACGTCGATCGAGGACGGTGCGGGACCATAGGAAGCGCCGTCGACGCAGAAGGTCACGCCGACGGTGCCGGGGCCGAGCCAGAGCGGCAGCACCCAGGCCCGGGTCACGCCCGGTACCGCCAGCGTCCAGGCGTGGTAGTCGAAGGCGGCGCCGCCATGGGGCGGCTGCTGCACGCGCTCCAGGATGCGGGCGCGCAGGCTGCCCGTCGACTCGAGGTCGGCACCGCCGGACAGGCCCTGGCCCGAGCCGTCGTCGGCGACCGTGACCGAGGTGGCGATGCCGGCGACCGGCGTGACCAGCTGGAGCGTGGTGCCGATCGCGGCATCACCGGCCGCGCCGGCCGCGCTGGCGGTGACCCGCCCGGCTCCGGCGCCGGTGCCATCCAGCGTCACGTCGGCGACGGTGGCATAGCGGGCATCATCGCTACGGCGCAGTTCGATGCCTGCCGGCAGTACGGCACCGGCCGCGCCGGTGACCGCGATCGCGCCGCTCGCCGCCGCAGCCGGCACCCGGGCGAGCCCCCACAGCGAGGCGTGGCGGTCGAGCAGGAGATCGTCGTCGCAGCTCGTCACGTGGATCTGCTGCGACATCCAGTCGAGATAGCCGTAGAGATCATAGGCCGCCCCGGCCACGGCGCGGACCAGCACGCCCTCGACGGTGCGGCGGGTGCGGGCGTCGGCGCCGGGCAGCGCCGCCTCCAGGTCGGCGGCCAGACGGTCTCTCAGCTGCTGCGGCGTGGGGCGGGCAAAGGGCACGTCTCAGCTCCCGGTTTTGACGGTCTGCGCCACCGTGAGTGCACCGCCGGCCGGCAGCGTCACGGTCACGGTCAGGTCGAGCCGGCCCGGCACGCTCGCCCGCCAGGCCGCCGCGACGGCGACCGCGCAGGCGGCGCCGTCGGTGATCAGCCACGCGAGCGCCTCGGTGGCGTATTCCTCGGCACGGCGCCGGGTCTCCTCGGTCTGCTTTTCCCGGCAGAGCAGCCAGAGCCGAGAGCCGAAGCGGTCGCCGTCAAACCCGGAGAGCGCATCGCCCCACCAGCCGCGCCGGTCGGTCACGCCGTCGGGCAGGCGGTCGCCGGGCTTGGCCCGGGCGTCGGTCAGCAGCGACAGCAGCACCGCGGTGGTCAGGCCGTCGTCGGCGAGCAGCCCGGCCGGGCCGAGCGCGAGATCGCAGGTGAGCGCGGCGGGATCGAAGGCGACGCCGATCATGGCTCAGCCCTGCCGCTCTGAGGGCGGGCTGGTGGCGCCGCCCTGGGGATCGGGATGATGGTGGCCGTTGTAGGTGTCGCGCATCTGCCGGAGGGTCTGGGCCTGCGATTGGCACTGATCCTTGATGTCGCCAGTCACCTCCAGCAGGCTGGTCTCCATCCGCACCTTGGGCGTGTTGGTGATCTTGACCGGCAACGCCGCGCCGTCGATGACGATGCCGTCCCGGGTGATCCAGATGCTTTGGCCCTGATCGTCATAGAGCGCCACCTCGCCGGTGCGCAGGCCCTTGAGCCGGTAACGCCGGTCGGCGACCTGGATGGCCAGCGGATGGTCGCGGTTGCCGCCCAGGAACACCACGACCGCCTCGGCGCCCGGAAAGGCGCGCGAGGTGAGGCCGTAATCCTGTGGATACTCGACCCGGTCGCGGGTCTCGTCCTTCAAGAGCCCGACCTGGAGCTGCTGCAGGCCGCCCCCGTCGTCGGTCAGCCGCAACACCGCCCGCGCGGTCGACAACAGCACCCGCTGGCGCAGCTCGCGCAGTCCCTGGCGCAGTTCGGCGAGGCGGCGCGCGATCATTCCTGCCCCCCGCCCGACTCGAGCAGGAACGCCTCGGGCGGCACCAGCCGCAGCGTGGTCAGCGAGCCGCCCTGGCGGTCGACCGTCATCGTCACCCCGGCAATCAGCCGGGTCGCGCCCATAAGGCCGAGCAGCGGATCGGTGACCGCAATCGTCCAGTTGGGCTGCCAGAGCGGGCCGTTTGTCCCGGCGCGCCAGCCCTGCACCGTCACCGTCGCCTCGTCGGCCTTGCCCTTGGCCACCGCCACCTGCCAGGCGGCCCGCTCCTGGAGCGTCCCGCCGTTGCCCTGGCCCTCGGCCACCAGCAGCTTGGGCCGGTAGCGGCTGATCTCGCCGTCGCGCACCACGGCGGCCGGCCCGGCCGCTTGCTCGGTGTCGATCTCGTCGTGGTGCTCCTGTTGGCCGCGGGCGTGGACCTCGGAAAAGCGCTCGGCCCACGAGGTCCGGCGGCTGGCCGACTTGATGGTGCCGTCGTCACCGCCGCGGCTCAGCGCCACCGGCGCCGCGCCGCCGGCTCCGGCCCGGGTCAGCACGATGCCGTCCCGTGTGTCGGTCGAGGGCAGCACGGCGCGCAGCCGGCAGGCCCTCTCGATGGCAGTAAACACGGTCTCGCCGGGCTGGATCGCGAAGCGCTCGAAGGGCGCGCCGACATCGGTCTCGGCGCGCACCGTGAGCCCGAACGGCGCCGCCAGCTTGGTTGCCAGCGCCGTCAAGTCGAGATTGCGGTAATCCCAGGGCGGCAGCACGTCGCAGTCGACCAGATCGCCGCCCGGCCCGCGACCCGACACCCGGACGGTGTGACTGTCCCGGCCCTCGTCGATCGAGACCGCGTCGATATAGCCCGAGAGCGCGATGGCGCCGTCGAGGCCGAGCGCGCAGGGAAGGCCGGCCTTGATCTCGCGCTTGTCGGGCTGGCCCGGCCAGCGCTCGGTGACCTGCAGGTCCCACGAGCCGGCGAAGTCGTCGAGTGCCCGCCGGCAGCTCACCTGCTGCCAGCCGCGCCAGACCTGCCCCGCCACCGCCAGCGTCACGCCGCCCATTGCAGCACCTCCAGCGCCGCCGCCGGCATGAAGCCGGGGTGGGCGACCCGATTGCGCACGACGAGGTCGGCGGCGCGGTCAAAGAGCGCGTCGAGGTCATCGCCATAGAGCCGATGGGCCAGCGCCGCCGACGGCAGCACCGCGCCCGGCGTGTAGGCCGCCAGCGTCGGCAGTGGCTGCGCGGTCAGCGTGAGGTCGCGCACGGTGGCGGCCCGAAGGTCGGTCAGCGCCCGCCAACTCGCGTCCCAGCCGAGATCGCCCGCCTGATCGGCCGCGACATCGAGGGCGGCACCGACCTCAGCCCGCGCCTGATCGGCCTCGGTCCGGCTGGTAAAGTCGGTGCGCGCCGCCACCCGCGCCGCTTCGGTCGCGGCCGCCGCCCGCACCAGGACGGTCAGCGCCTGCCGGTTGGCCGCCTGGGCGCGCCGGGCCGGCGTCGCCGCGACCGCCGGCAGCGGCGCCAGCGCGGTCGGGCTCCAGCCCGGATTGGCCGTCGTGCCGTCGCCCGCCAGCACCAGCAAGGCGGTGAGCGCCGGACCGGCATCGACCACCGGCCGCGCCGTGCCCGCCGGCAGCGCCGCTGCGGCCAGCGCCGCCACGTCGGGCGCAGTCGCGGGGAGGATGGTGGCGGCGGTCGCCGGGATCGGCACCGGCACCGCGGCGGCCAGCGCCCCATCGCCCGAGCCGCTCGAGCGGAACGGCACCAGCGAGGAGAACAGCGCGGTCACGGCGCCGAGCCGGCCGGCGACCAGATCGCCGAGCGAGGTCCGCCCCGAAACCAGTCCCGCGACCACGCCGCCGCCCAGGCCGCCCAGCAGCTGGTCGGGCACCAGCGCGGTGACGCCGGCCATGACCGAGGCGAGCAGCTGGTCGGGCAGCGCGATGATGGCGCCCGCAAAACCGATGGCATCCGAGACCGCGTCGCGGGCCTCGTTGAGCGCGCCCAGCACGTCGTCGCGCACGAAATCCACCGCACCGTCGAGCCCGAGCGCGCCCGCGGCGTCCTTGAGCAGGCTGCCCAGCGACAGGTTGGCCGCGCCCTCGACCGCCCGCGCGGTATCCGCCGCCCCGGCCGGCTGCGCCGCGACCGTGCCGGCATCCTCCTCGAAGGTCAGCGTGTAGCGCGCCACCCGCCCTTCGCGCAGGTCCCACTGGGCGCGCTGGGAGCCGGTGGCCACCACCGTCAGCGTGCCGTACCAGGGATGGATCAGCGTGCCCGGCCCCGGGGTCTCCAGCGCCGCCTCGAACGCCGCCGCCTGCGCCAGCACGTCGTCGCCGACCAGCAACGCCTGTACCGGAAACTGCCGGGTCGCCCGCCCCATGTCCTCGTGGAACGCCCAGTCCTTGCCCGGATACTCGTGGGTGACGACGGCGCGGCCGAAGCTCTTGCCGGCGCTGTCGACATGGAAGGGCACGCCGCGGAACGACGCCGGCCGCAGGTTGGCCCGGGTCCAGCTCGTCCCCATCAGTGCGCCCCCGCGAACAGCGGGCCGGTGTCGACCTGCCAGTCGACCCCCGGGCTCTCCGGCTGGGCCTGAACCCGCGTCCGCTGATCCTCGACCGTCACCCGCACCGTACCCGAGACATTGGCCCGGGCCGCCTGTGGCGCTATCGCGCTGCCCGGGGGCGCCACCCGTCCCGGTGCCGTGGGCGGGGTCGGTGCGGCTGGCGCCGGCTCGTCGCCCCAGCCGCCGCCGAGATCGGGCGGCATGCCGGCCGCGCCCTGACCGGCCAGTGCGCCAAGCCAGTCGGCGATCTCCAGCACCCGGCGCGCCACGGCGACGATGCGGTCAACAATCGGACTGATCGCGGCTAAAGCCTTCTTGAAGGCCCCTTCAACGCTCTCCCATAGGTCCTTAAAGAAGGCTTTGACCGGCGCCCAGGCCGTCATGATAGCCTGCGCCGCGTTGCCGAAAGCCACGCCGAAACCGACGGCCATCCTGCCCGGCAACGCCGCCAGCGCCGCGCCGATCCGGCCGAAAAACCGCCCGATCGGTGCGACGAGCCGCTCCAGGAATGCCTCGAATGCCCGAGCGCCCGCGGCGACGGCCACGCGCAGATCGTGCAGGGTTTGGACCAGCGCGCGGGCCTGACGGGTCAGCCACTTGACGGCCCCGCCAGCGATGCGGTCGGCGTATCGCCCCAAGACGCCAAGCGCCTCACCCACCCACTTGCACACCGAGCTCCAGTTGAACCAGACCCAGACCGCACCGGCAATCAGGGCGGCGACCGCCGCCACCGGCACGCCGAGCAGGCCGACCAGGGCGGTCAGGCCCCAGACCGCCGCCCCGGCAGCCCCCACCGCCAGGCCCCACAGCGCGAAGGCGCCGACCCCCGACAGCAGTCCGCGCACCAGCAACGGGTGGCGCTTGACCACCGCATCGATCGAGCTGCCGAGGTCGTTGAGCGCCGCGGTCGCGGGCTTGAGGTCGTGCTCCAGCGACCCGCCGACGGAGGCCAGCAGGTTGGTGCCGGTACCGGCGGCGGCGCGCGCCAGATTGGTCAGCGTGGCGCGCAGCACGTTGACCCGCTCCATCAGCTCGGGCTGCTGGTCGACCCGGTCGCGCACCTGTTGGGTAATGCCGCGCTTTTCCAGGATATCAAGCAGCGAGGCCATGGCGCCGCCCTGTTCTCCGAACAGCTTGTGCATTGCGACCAGGGCTTCCTTTTGGTTCAGCTCGTCGAGTTTATGGATTTGCGTGATCCATTCGCCGAAGGCGGCCGGGCTGCCGTCGGCTTTGAACAGGTCGAGATGGATGTTTTTGGACTCGAGCAGATCGCGCAGCGCCTCCAGCTTCTTCTTGTCGAGCTTCTCGTCGATCAGGGCGCCTTGCATGAACATGTCCTTGAGGCCGACGCCGGTGTGTGAGCCGGAGCTGCCGCCCTGGTGGAGCGCGCCCAGCTGGATCAGGATGTCCTTGAAGTTGCCGAGGCCGGTAAAGCCCATGGTCTCCAGCGCCGATCCCATGTACTTGTAGGCGTAGAAAATGTCCTCCATGCCCATGCCGGACGACATCGACGCCTTCTGGATCAGGTTCGCCGCCTCCTTCATCTGAGCGGGATCGAAGATGCCGGCGCCGTGCATCACGCCGACGAACTGCTGGGCGAAGTCCCGGTCGGTCTGGTGGCCGTGCGGGTCCATCACGATCTTGAGGCCGAGCACCGCCTCCAGCCGGCCGGCCGCCAGATCCTTGGCGCTGACGCCGAGCCGGCCCAGCTCCGCCGCCAGATCCTTCACGGCCGCCGTCGTGGTCGGGTACTCATTGCCCAGGCGCCGCGCCCCCAGCACCAGCCGGTCGAAGCCCTCCTGGACACCGCCGCCATGAACGGAGAAGCTTTCACGCAGCCGCGCGGTCGCGTCGTCCAGCTCGGCGAACGCCTCGATCGGCGCCTTAAGCGCCGCGGCCGCCGCCGCACCGGCCGCGGCCGCGCCCAGCGCATGAGCCTCGAAGTGCGGATGGAGCTGGGCGAAAGCCTCCTGGGTTTTGTGCAGCCGGCCTTGCAGCTCCTGGAACGGCTTCGAAAGGCCGCCGACCGCGGCGCCGATCCGCTTGAAGGTGGC